GGCCGTGACGCCGAAGATCGACGCCGCGGGATTCCGCGCCAGCACCTTGTCGATGACCGTCCGGTAGGTCGGCGACGAAGCATGGTGTGCCTCGTCGATGACCAGCAGGTCGAGCGTCGGCATCTGGGTCAGGTGCGTCGGCCGCGACAAGGTCTGGACCATTGCGAACGTGGCTTGGCCCTGCCACGATTTCTCGTTCGCGTCGAACACCGAAGTGCTGACGCCGGGGTTGACGCGGCTGAACTTGCCGCGGTTCTGCCCGGTCAGCTCGGTTCGGTGGGCGAGGATGCAGGCCTTGGCGTCGGGCTCCTCCAGCAGCCGGCCGGCGACCGCCGACAGCATGACCGTCTTGCCGGAGCCCGTGGGCGCCACCGCCAGGGTGTTGCCGAACTCATCGAGCGCCGCCAGCGTGCGCTCGACCAGTAACGATTGACGAGGTCGAAGCATCATGGCTGTGACCCTCCCCTACTGGGCCCAGCTCGGCCTGCCCGGCACCGGCGCACGGCCCGTGGCCTGGGCGTAGGCGTTGGGCGCAGCGGGGGTCGTCGCCGGCACGGTGGTTGCGCCGGCCATCACCGCGGCGTAGTCCTTGTGGTCAGGTGTGATCGCCGCCTTGATGACGCACTTGTCCTGGCCGTTCTGGTCCTTGTCCCAGTCCACCTTGCCGAGGAACTCGATGCCCTCCAAATCGGCGAAGCCACTTATGCGGCGCGCATTCTGCGCGGCAGGGCTGCTGTCGCCGGGGTGGATGCCGCGCGCCGAGTTGAGGACGGCCTTGATGAAGGTCCGACCCATGTTGGCCCACTCCGGCCCCTTGGGGCTGTGCAGGCCGATCAGCGACCACATCTTGCGGCGTGCGAACTTGCCTTCGGTGACCACGAACTCGCAGTTCAGGTACACCGAGCCGGTGGTGGCGCTGCGGGTGGCAAAGCCGCCAGTCCAGCCCTGCGACGCATCGTCGTAGCCACCGGGGCGGATCGTCATGCGCACGCGGACGAGCTCACCCTTGGGGATCAGGTCGAAGGAAGCTTGCTCGGGGGCGGAATTGAAATCGAAGTAGGTCATGTTCAGGACTCCTGAGTCGGAATGGATTCGGGGGTGGTGGTGGCGGGCGGCCGAGCGAACTCGAGGCGCTGCAAGGCGGGCTTGGCGGGGCCGGCGATCTTCTGCATGAGCCGGCCAAGGTGCGGTTCCTCGACCATCTCCAGGCGGCCAGGCCTGTCCTTGGCGGGGAAGGACCACGGGTTCAGCGTTCGGCAGATGAATGCGCGGTACGGCGTGCCGTCGTCGGTCTTTAACTCGGCCAAGGTGACGACCTCGTCGACGATGCCGGGCAACTCCAGCCCCGTCTTCGAGCCATCGATCTGCAGTGAGAAGACGCGGCGGTTGAAGTCGTCCAGCGCTTCGTTCAAGATGCCGACGAACCAGACGTTCTTGCGACGCGTGTGCTGCAGATGCGTCAGCCAGCCGAGCATCTCGGCGCCGAGCAGGCCGTAGGCGCCGCGGCTGTCGGGCTTGCCGGTCTTCTCGGAGAAGGCCTGGGGCTGTCCCCGGCACCACTGCAGACACAGGCGTCCAGCGACGGTGATCGAGTCGACGAAAACGGTGCCGTACTTGTCGAGCACGCCGGCGTCGCCGAAGCGCTCGCACACGGCGTCGTAGTGCGCCTGGCTGTAGGCCTGGTCGTCACGCAACGCCGGATTGGGGCCACCGATGTAGACGGCGAAGTCGCGGCAGTCGGGCCAGGTGCGCGGGCGGATCGTGTCGCCGGCCCAGCCCTCCACCGCGAGGTCGCCGGCCTCGAGGTCGAGGAACAGCGTCGCAGCCGCGTTCAGGGTCCACAGTTGGGACGTCTTGCCCAGGCCGGACTTGCCCACCAGCACGCCCTTGACGCCGCGCGGCTCGGCCAGACGCTGGTCGGCGGTGATGATCGGGAACGTCATGGGGTCACTCCCTTCTTCTCGCTGAGCCGGTACTCAGGCTTGCCCGTCTTGAGCGTGCGTGCCGCGACAAACGCGCTGCGCATCGCTTCGGGCCAGGCGTTGAACTTGGTCTCGGAAACCCGGTAGCTGATGGCGACGTACTGGCGCGGGTCCTCGCCACCCTCGGCGATGCGGCGGGTGATGTCGGCGAGTCGCGCCTGATCCCACTCGACCTTCTTGGGCAAGTCCACCGTGACGTGCACGGGGCCGTCCTCGAAGTGCACGACGCCGGTGTCCTTGCCCTCGGCCAGCCGGATCTCGCGGGCACGCTGCGAATACTTCAGGTCCAGGGCCTTGTCGATCCAGGCGTCGACCGCCTTGGCCGTGGTCAGGAGGGCTGTGGCTTGGCCCTTGAGATCGAAGAGCGAGTCGCTGGACTGGTTTGCCAGATCGCCGGGCGGCGTGGCCAGGATCTGCTCGGGGGTGAGGCCGGTCATGCTGCGCTCCCCGAATCGGAGCGCTTCGATGTGCTCTGCCGCAGGCTGTCGGTCTCGAAGGCCTCGATGTCTTCCGTGCGGTACAGGACGCGCCCGCGCAGCTTCATGAAGATTGGGCCGATGCCCTCGGATCGCCACCGCTCCAGGGTGGCCTCACTCATGTTCCACCTCTGCGCCAGCTGCTGCTGGTTGAGGTTGGGGCTGGTTTGTGTCGCTTGCAACTGAACCTCCTTGCTGGTCGATATGCCCTGGCTTCAAGCGACTGAGGGACGTCGCCAACCAGTGAAGCGATTGCACCGAGCGACCTTCCGCAAGACCTTCCGCAGATTCCGCACAGACCTTCCGCAAATCAAACGCGAGGCTTCCCGGCGCGCACAGGCGACAAAAAACCCGGCTTCGCGATGGCGAGAGCCGGGTCTTGAGGCGGGAGCGGCGGACGCCGTCAGCTGCTACGGGCTGATCCAGCCACGGTCGTCAGGGGCGATCTTCAGCGCATAGACCGCGTCACCCTTGCGGTGCTCCACGAAGGTCTGGTAGACCTTGCGAGCGCGGTCGAACGCCTTGCTCGGGGAGAAGTTCTTGGCTTGCGACCCGCAGGCATCCCTCAGGGCCTCGCGGCTCATCTCGTGGTCCCTGTCATTGATCAGCGCCAGCAGGATGTCGCGCGGTGCTGGTTCGAGCCCGAAGGCCTCGCCGTCCACGTAGACCTTTCCTTCGGCCCGTAGGTAGTACAGCGTCGTGTGCCGTGGAACGGGGTCGATCACGGCCGCGCCCGTCTTGCCAGCACGTTCATTGAACAGATCGAACCGGCTTTGCGAAATCCGCCCGATGTCGGCGAGATGAACGACGTCATGGCCGTGCAGCGGGGAACTGGGCGTCAGCGGCGACAGAGTGCTGGTCACGATGCGGTGAGAAGGGCCGGCGTGATCCGCTGCAACTTGCCGCGCCAGCGCGGAAGCAAGCTCTCCGTCGCGCAGGTCGCGGGCGAAGTACCAGGTCACGGGCTTGCCCCGCCGGGGCTCGGTCACGCCGAGCTTCCATGCACGATCTGGCACGACTTCGTGGGCGGGCTGGTCGGTCAGACCGATACCTGACGACAAGTACCGGACCACGCGCGCGAGGTTGACCTTGTAGGTCTGGCGTAGCGCAAGCGGCGCCGCCACGGTCTCGCACTCAGGGCAATCCAGAACCAACTGATCCGGCTCGACGACACGCACCACTCGTGCCAGCTCGACCCCACACTCCGGGCAGGTCACCCAGTCCAGCGACGGCCCGATGGTCAGCAGCCTCTCGCGCTGCAGGATCTTGCCCGCCTCGGCATCCATGCCCGCAAACAACGACTGGCCATTGATCTCGGGTGTTCGTCGTTGCAGCAGACGACAGAGCAGAGCCGTGGCCGCGACCTGCGCGCTGCTCACGCGCCAGCTTCCTCGCCGTCGATGACGTCGAGCAGCCGCAGCACAGCCAGGGCCGTCGCCTGGTTCTGCGGCGACAGATTCTTGATGGTCGAGGAGCCTGCTGCGTGGAGATTGAAGCTGAAGTGCGGTCGCCTGCGTTCGCCCGGCAGCGTGTAAACGATGACGGTGGCGCTCGCCAGGTCGTACTCGGTCTCGAACGCGTGATTGACCTTGAAGTTGTCCCGTGCCAGCCGCATGGCGTCGGGCTGGCGCTTGTCCGGAGATGCCTCGACCCCGAACGCGATGCCGGTGCTGTCCATCGGTGCGAACTGTGCCCGGCGCAGCCGGACCATGTCCACGCCATGGATCGACCAGTCCTCTGCTGGCGTCATCACTCCGTCGCGCAACTCGTTGAGGCGATAGACCGTGTGCTCGATCTCCTGCGGATCGATGTCCTCATCGACAACATGACTGCCGAACAGCTTGAGGACGGCCAGATGCAGCTTTCCGCCGCCCTTGACCACGGTTTCGACAAGACCCGTCGAGGGCTGGTAGACGAGCGCCGCTTCCAACGCGATGCGGGTGGTCATGCGCTCGAAGCTCTTGTCAGAGAAGTGCGCCAGCGCCGTGATGGGCCCTTCGACGTACAGGGTCAGCTGGACGCTGCCATCGATCCTGTCTTGGCTCACCTCGATGTGAGTGCTGTCGCCGTAGCCATCCTTCTTGTAGAGCTTGGCGACCTCGCCGGCGAAGGCTTCGAGC